CTTAAAAGCATTGTTTTAAGGCTTTCCTGCTCTGCAACAGTCAACTTATCGATAATATCTAATGCGTCTTTGATAGTAGGCATATCCAATTGCCTCCTTCGGTGGTACTATTTCCTACTATTATTATACGCTATTTCTCGCTAAAAATCAACCATTTGTTGTGACATAGCCTTTTTAAATATTTTTAGTTTCTTTATATACAAATAAATAAATTTAGTATATAATAAATATAGAAATTAAGAAAGAGGTAAGAGTATAAATGAAGAATAACATCCCTCAAATCAACCAAAGTAAAGAAGAAAATAAAGACTTCAAAGAATACTACTGTGATTATCTTAATACTGTTAAAGGTAGATTTAGTTGCGGTAATGTACCGAGACAGATTATTAGTTATATAATATTCTTTGGTCAAGATGTAATGAGAGATCCTCACAATATATATACAGCACCTTTCTTTAATGGATTTGAGCGTCCTCATTATAAATATTTCATTCCGGCGCTTATTCCTACTCCTGTTTTGCTTATTATAGAATGGTTGTTTTTTGGATTTGGTACGGATTTGAAGTTAGTTAAACCTGCTTTTATTTCTCTTGCTTGTGGCTTGATATTTAATTATATTATGGCAGCAGTTTTTCTTTTTCTTGATGTTACGAGTGATACGAAAGAGAAATGGAAAAAGTGGAGGAGATTTTACATGAGTCCTTCTCATGTTTTAAGTAGAAAACTTATCGGCTGGAAAACTCCTAAAAATTGGTCTACAATGAGTGAGTACGAAAAAGATAGCTATTTAGATGCAATCCAATACGACACAATGGATAAGTATCTTGGTATTAGGCATCCTAGCGGGAAAGGCAATATTAGCTATCAGCCGTATGAACCTCAAGTAGGTGCACCTTGGCACGACCCTTATCGCAACAGTGATGGAGTTGCAAAAGATAGATTTAATGAAGATATGTATAGATGGGCCATACAGGAAGCAAAGCGCGGCCCGCTTACTGGAAGCGAAATAGCTACTTCTGCTGAGACATATGCATCGGCACTAACAGATAAATGTGGTGATGTTTCAAAATACAAAGCAATGGTAGACAGTTATTCGAAGGCTTATGCTGTAAGCGAATTTATGTATAATAGAAATAATAGTCCATTGAGAAATACTACATATTGCAGGAGTGATATGGAACATGCTATTTACGCTTATGGTGAAAACAGTTCGCAGGCAATAAGTGCAAAAGCTGAATATGAAGCGTCTTGCTTGTTTAATGCGCTTAGCGGTAGATATTAATAATAAGATAGAAAGGGTAGAAATACTCTTTCTATTTTTTTATTTTTTCTATATATTATTGCCTTAATTATTAGAGTATCTTTGTAAGGGAGGTTGAAATATGGGTTTATTAAATCAACCAGATGCAACATTATACAGAAGTTATTTTAGAGAGATGTCAAAACTTATCGGTTTGCCGGTAATATATAAATATCCTGTTTATGAGGACGCAACTATTCACGCTGAAATAAAATGTGAATATTCGGAAGGATAGAAAATGGATATTGTTTTTGAAACCAATCCCAAAGCGGCTACATTAAAAGCAATCGGCTGGGTAAGTGAGTTCAAGGATGATAAGCCCTACATAGCTATGTTACCGTTTGACGCTCCACACATTCAAACAAAATGTACCATTGAATTAGACCCTATTTATTCGGTCGGAGATAGGGGCAGATTGTTTGAGATAACAAGCATAAACACATTGTACGAATATCCCGACTGTTATATTTGCACATTAGCACCGATTATGGATAATGACAATGAGCGTTCCGAAATCAAAAACGACTACAATGATACGAATTATAATCACATTAATCTTGAAAAGATACCGGACAAATATAGCGAAGAAAACTTTGTACCAACAGACGGTACACTTCAAAATGTTGAGACTTCTAACGATGAATCGTTTTCGTTCTTTAAGTGGTAAAAAAATAGAGAATAAAACGCAAAAAACTGTCCTTTAATTTATATATATTAAATAGGAGAATTTTATGGAAGTAGTATTTGATGTGTCGTAGGTAGAAGATGACTTTCAAGAAATTGCTTATGATTATGTCGAAGGCGTATTGGAATAGTTGAGAAGTTCACTTGTAAATAGTGTTCCGTATGAAAGGTTAGAACCTTATTGTGTGGCGTTATCACAATCGCCATTTATGCATTGGACTTTACAACCGATAATCTTTAATCAATAGCAAATATATAAGTTAATACGAAACGGTGTAACAATGTGGGAACAAGACGGTAAAATGTTTTTTGGACCTAACGCACATTTCTATGTACCGGGAACAAAAACTCCTTTTTCAAAAGTATTAAGATTTCTATCTTATGGAGATGGAAATTTAAGAGGCATCCATCAAATTCAAAATACATTCAGCTTATATAATGAAAAAATAAATGAGGGATGGCAGAAATATTTAGAGTTTAGATTAAGTGAAGAGGAGGATTATGAATGAGTGTTTATTTGTATGATAACGCAATTGTTGAAACATTTAAGTCCATTATAAATGATGATAGAATTTATATAACACCGGCGGAGAATGTAATAAGAACAATTGCAAGACTAAACAGCGATGAAGTAAAGTTTCCTATGATAAGCTTAACGAGAACCGGAACAGTATTACAGCCGTCACACTTTTCTATGCGATATGATGGCGTGCCTGTTTTAACTGATTATGACAGTGAGATTGTTTAGAAGCTACAAGCAATGCCGATAAGAATAAATTATCAAATCGATATCTGGACAAGAAACAGAGAAGAAAACGATAATTTAGTAAGAGAATTAGTTTTCTATTTATCTACGCATCAAGCAATGTATGTTGATATTCCTTACGACTTAAATGAAAAACATGTATTCACTTTTGCGTTAGATAATTCTATTGATGATAATAGCGACATTATAAGTCATAAGAATTCCGGTGAATATTTTAGACAAACATTAACGGCTTATGTAGATGACGCTTACTTGTGGAAGACAAACAAAGCAAAGAGTATTGAACTTGATACAGGCGGATTGAAACTTCGTGCGGAGAATATTCCGGTAGAAGAAGAAATTGACATTAAACCAAAGGAATGATAATCATTAAATAAAATAGAGTATTTAATGAATCATATAAAAAAATAAAAAATAAGAAGGAGATAGATAATATGGCGAGTTATATTACAACAGAGATTGACAGAACAAAAGTCTCTAACACAATAACAGACACTAATAACTTTGTGTTTGTTCCGATTAACTCATCTTGGGGACCTCACGAAGACGGTGCATTTATTGAACTTACTTCGCTTGCACAACTCAAGGAGATTTTTGGTGAGGATGCAGAAGCAGGTACAATGGGTTTTGAACGGCTTTCATCTTATCAGTATGCGGCAGGTATGCTGAGAAACGGATTTAGTGTATTGGCTAAGAGAGTTGTAGACGAGGGAACGGCTACGGTTCCGAAGAGTAGAAAGGCATATGCTGAAGATAAGATTACGTCTTCATCAGAAGAATAGACAACAGAAGGAGTCTCGATAGTAAAGAAGGAATATGAGAATCCGTCGTTTATTAGCGTCTCAGTCGGTAACGTTAAGTTTGATTTGAGACTACGGTGTCACGATACGGGGACAGACACATCACTGAAGCACGCCGCCACAGCAAAGTATTTCGGAGAATATGCCAACAATTTTAGTGTAATTTGTACAACTAAGTTTATGAACGCTGTGAATACTGTAACAGGCACACCGGCAAGGGTAGGTTTGTATTTTATCGTTAAAAACAATAATGTTACATTGGAAGAGAATTTGTTTGGAATACTTTATCATACCGGGGCGGGGACAGAGACTGATCCTTATATACTCAATTTTGTTCCTTCAAACCCTGTTAGTTCTTATATAGATTTCGGCGAAGTTGAATTTAATATGGCGGAAGCTGAAAATATAACACCAACGAAAAACTTAGTGTTTGAATGGAGATACAACAACGCTTCCGCAACAGAAACAAAATACACTTTACCCCTTGCAGGTGAAGATTATGAGTATAGCCACACAAAGACCAACGGAACAACCGAAACGAAAGAAGTAAAGAGGAGAGGCAAAAATACCACTCGTTCTGATGCATACGAGTTGACAAAGATGGGATTTAGTGCAACCACAGAGACAGCTGAAGGTTCGTTCAAAGGTATTGCGGACAAATGGGTTTATGATGTAAAATTCATAAGTAACGGAGGTTATGTAGACGAAGTAACAGAAGAGGAGGCAAATCCGAAGAGTATAGCGAACGGTATGATTACAATAGCAGAAACGAGGTAGGATTGTGTTGCTTTTCTTGATGTTCCCCAAAAAAAGGATGACGCAACCACTGTAGAAGAATGGAGTAAAAAGATCGAAAAATCATCCTATGCTGCATTATATTCGCCTTGGTGTAAAGCGACTCCTTACGGTACAACAGCCGATGTATGGGTTCCTGCTTCATATCTTGTACTTTCTGCATTTGCTAAATCATATACAAGCGGTAACAGCATTTGCGATGTACCTGCGGGTGTTAATAGGGGTTCAGTAAATATTACATATCCTCAGTTTGTAATTGGTGGCGCAACACAAGAGAAGTGGCAGAGGGGTACTGGTGAAAGTACTGACATTAACTTCTGCATCAATCCTATTATGAATATTAGAAGATACGGTTATTGTATTTTCGGACAGAGAAACCTTCTCGAATTGCCTTATGGTACGTCTTCTGCATTGCAAGAACTTTGTGTAAGACTTACTCTTAATGAAATTAAGAAGTGGGTTAGAGATGTTGCTCTTTCATTAACATTTGAATCCAACTCATCAAGAACCTGGAACGAATTCTTGTCAAGAACACAGTCTTGTTTAGATACTCTTGTACAGGGCGGTTATCTTACTGATTATTCAGTTACAAGAAATCAAAACTATGATGATCAGACAAATTCAAATAAGTTGAGTGCAACAATTAGCGTTTATGTAACTCGTGCACTTGAAAACTTTGATATTAACATTGAAGTAAATTCAAGTGATATTACATTTGAAGAAACAGTAAATAGTTAATGAAGGGAGGACATAAATATGGCAAATTATAGAACAACAGCAGATTGGGAAGCTGAGCGTAGTACATATAGAAATACGGTTAGTAAAGGTGTAATCGAAGCTAATGTTGGTGCAAAAGACACACAGCCTCTTTATAGTGGTTCTGCACACATGATGGGTTCTTGGATTTATGAGCCTCACAGACAAAACCATTTTGAGCTTCAAATCTGTGGACTTGAAGATATGGATGTTATGGATAAGACCAGTAGAGGTACTGTATTTACAAGTAATTATACTTCAACTTATCTTACACTTTCATTAAACAACTTTACAATGCCTGACCTTACGGTAGGCAAGATACAGATGTCATACGGCAACTCAAAGATTAACTATGCCGCTACACCTGAAAACAATGAAATCAGCATTACATTTAACGATTATGTAGGTCTTTCGACCGAAACAATTTTGTGTGCTTGGTTTAGACAGGTATATGACCCCATTACAGAAAAACTTAATTATAGTTCAAAGTATAAGAAAGACGCTTTCGTAATGGAGTATAACGTAGATGGTGGTTTTGGTGGTTGTTGGAAGATTGAAGGTCTTTGGATTAGAAGCTTAAAGCTCGGTTCATACAGCCAAGAAAACGGACAGCAGGTTAGAAAACTTGAATGCCAGTTCTGTTACGACAGAATGTACCCACATCAGCTTCTTTCAAACAATATGGTAAAGAAGACAAAGAATGCGGAAGGCAAGACAACCTACACAACACTTATCTAATAAGTAATGACACTAAGGGGAGAATTAAGTTTCTCCTCTTTTTATATGTGAAAATATTGTAAAAAAACGCCTTAATTAATATAACACATATTATTTAATTTTGAAATTGAGAGGTGATTATCATGGCTCCTAAATAGGCAAAAGGTAGTTCCGGACCTGTGAACGCAAATCCTATGTACGGTATTCAAGATGTTCAAGGAGACGGATATATCAACGCAGACAAAAACGGATATTCTTTTTTTGGTGAGTTTTTTGATAGAGGGTTATAGGAACAAGCTCGAAACACTAAATATTATAGAGAACTCGTAAGCAAACGTGGTAGGTACGCCAGTGACGCTTTGGGCAATTGGTTGGATGCTTCAACGCAAAGTAGCGAAACAGAAGAAGTCAGACGATTACGAAATGATATGAATGACAACTTCACTGATATGGTGAAGACATTAAAAGAGGGGCAAGATTTAAGAACTGACCAACTTGAAAAAATGGGGCAAACTATTACCAACGCTTTGATGGCAGGCAAGTCAAAGAAGTATAGTAAATCATCTGGTCCTACATCATCAGGCGACGGTGCCGATAGTGGTAGTGAAGAAGAAAACGGTCAAAAATCACAATATGACATAAATAGGTTTATTGGACAGCAAGTTAGCGATTGGCAAAAATCGTGGAGATCTCAACAAGACCATATGTCCAAAGGCGAAGCTGTTTTGGCTATATGTTTAGAATAGGTTTTAAATGTTGCGAAACAAATAGAAACCCAAGTAAAAAATGGTAGAAAAGACGCGGCTAATTTGTATGAAGCCAATGTTGCAAACGCTGTTTCAAGAGGCGTTACTACAAAAGGTTAGCTTGCGATGGAAACAACCAATATCGGTGCTTAGTTAATGGCGGATGGTTTATATGCCGACATTAAAGCAAATGATGTATATAAAGGATATTTAGATTTAGTAAATAAAGGTTATTCGGATAGGGATGCCAACGCTCTTGCTTACTCTGATGCTATTACAAAGAAAATAGCACCTTACTTAGATACACAAACAACAGCGTTCAAGGATTTGCAAAATGCTTTTGGACAGACATTCTTGGTACAAATACAAGGTATTAATAACTATGTTCAAGAAATTGCCGGTTCAGCAAAAGTATTTGAAGCAAACATAAACAATATTATCACATCATTAGAGCCAATTTAGTTATGGGCTGAAACTTAGATGTGGGGTGAAAATGAGTTAGCCGCATTAGATTATTTAGTTGAAAACAACGGAATGACACAAGCATAGGCGGCAAACTTAATATCGTCTGCATTGAAAGTAACATCAAATCAATATGGCTCTATTACTGGTGGTACGACTGCGGAGAAGGTAGCTGTTGCAACAGGTCAAACTGATTTCGGTAGCGCGATGACATCAATATTAAGAACTGCTACTATGAGTGGAAGCACTAACCAAGTTGCACAAGGCGCGTTTTTGAATGCAATAGGAGCGTCTGGTTTCATTTCTGAAAATGCCGACAATAATGCGTTGTGGGGTTTATATTCAACTGGTTTAACAAAAGCACAAAACAGCGGAACAAGTGCTTCCGAAAAAACATTAGAGAACTATGAAGCATTACAAAGCGAACAATTATCTTCCACGAAAGAGATACACGAAACATTATTTAATAATACTGGTTCGATGTTGGCATTCTTACAAGACTTTGCACCGGAAGTAACGGAAAGATTGGATGATATGCTTAGTACCGAAAGATGGATTGGTGCAATAACTTCAATGATTGCAATCGCACAATATAAGGAAATGTTAGCTAATGCCGCAAACAGCATTATTCAAACGGTAGCCGGATTTGCAGAATCAAGTGCGGCGATTACCGGACTTGCTGGTGTTGGCACAGCTGTGGCAAGTACCGGAGGTATAGGTGCAGGAATAGTCGCTGGCGGACTTGCGGCAGGAGGAATTATTGCTGGCATAGTTGGCTTAAAGAATCTTATTAAAAACAATAGGTTAAACGATTCAAAGTTTGAAAGTATAAATTCCTATGATGTAGGTACAGATTATGTAAATCAAGACCAATTAGCACTCATACACGAAGGTGAGGCGGTACTTACTCCAGAAGAAAACAAGGCATATTAGTCTGGTAAAAAATCAGGGGTAGATTTAACGAATTCTCTTGTTGGTTCGGTTATAACGATAAAAGTTGAGCAAGAGGAGAAAAACGATAAGTTGATTAGAGAATTGAGGGAAACTACTGAAAAACTCATTTATGCAATAAAGACATATAATAAGTCGGAAAGAACATTTACTTATGACTCTAATACAGTTAACCTAAGAGACGAATCTGATGAATAATATACACAATAATATATAGAAAAAGGTGAAAAAAAATGACGATAAACAATGGAACATATAGTCTTGAAGTAGGTTTATTGCAGTCTTTCTTGGTAGAAAAGTTTGACGAAAATACGCTTATTTCAAATAAATACGACACAACAACACACAAAAAACTTTTAGAATATTTATAGTTTCCGGACGTTTATGGTACATCGGAAATTATCACAGATGTTGGTAGTTATGCAATTACAGTAGGTGGTACGACAAGAACAGTATCTTATCTGTTTAGCATAATCGACAATATTGATAAGGTAAGTTTAATTCAAAAAACAGCTTGTAAAACAGATGAGGAGTTGTTTGATATATGTAATGGTATAGTTGAATTAAAAGACTTTGTTCACGATAAAGGGTGGTTTTTAACATATAAGGTAAATGCAGACGAAAAGTATATCATAGAAATCAATCCAATTGTACTTAAAAATGTATTGCCAAGAAAAGACTTAATCTCTATGATAAATCAAGTTACATCGGAATATGTTGATGATTATTATATTGATTATACCCAGTCTATTACGACACGCACACCGAAAGAAATACAACCGTTAAACAGCAGGACAATAATGTCTGCTGTCGTTACGGCTGTACCTAATGATAAATCTGCCTCGGAATACCCGAGAGTAAAAAAACAATGTTTTGCAAATGATTTTATATGTCAGTGGTTGAGTTAGCACTCTGAATTGAGATAGGATTTAGGTTAGCCGTTGATATTCAAACATAAATAGCAATAGAATACATGGGTTTTAATGAAAGGTGAATCAGAGGTAGGGTTAAGCGGTTATATTATTAATGATATTTAGTCGTTGTTTACCGAAATTCCAGAATACGACTTCACAATACAAATAATTTTATCTCAATCAAAAAAGAGATTATTTATTGTAAACAATATTGAAGTTGGCAAGTATTATGTATTATCTCACTCTAATGATGTACCGTCTCATATAAGAGTCGTATTTTCAGACGAAGATATTACAGCTAAGGGCATAAAAGAAGGACGTAAATACAACTTAATAGGCAACGTTATTGAGGTAGGAGACCCAGACCACACTCAAAGGGGAATAGGCGAAACCGAATGGGATAACGCTATTCCTGTTGATGGGATAGGTATTGTTAAAGCAAGTAAAATAGGTGATGCTGTACCTAAAACTATGCTTGTTGAAATGGATATTCCATTCTTGAACAACGAACAAGAATATACTATTCCCACACAAATAATTTACGGCGACTTGAATTTTGACGGCGTGTTAGATAGTAAGGACTTGGAAATATTAGATAAATATGGTACAAACATAAACAAATATTCATATGCACAAAGAGTCGCAATGAAGCACAGAAATGGATATAGAACAGCCGATTATAAATCAATAACAGAAATTACCAGCGAAGATAAGGCTGACATTAAAACATTAATAGGTTCTGGCAGAGAAGCAATCACAGCACCCGACCAATTTATATATGCAAATTTACCAACCGAACCAAAAGAAACATTATTATATGTTGGTGAAGTTTCATAGCACATAATGGATTTCTATTTTGATAACGGTTCATCATCGGAATTGAAAAATATACTTAATTCATTTAAGGGAATAAATTTCCACGAAGAACCTTTTATGCTTCACAGCAAATTTATGGATTATATGCTTGATTCTGCTATTCATAAATATAGTAAAGAAGAAAGAATAAGGCCATTATATGATTTAATAGGATTGAATTCACAATTCGAAGGATATTCACAGACTTTAAGAGAAATGATAACGAACTATCAAAAAGCATAGAGTATTCCGTTTTAGACCGGCTATGTTGATGTCCATACATCATATTTATTGAGAGAGGAGTAATGGTATGGGAGACGTATCTACTAATGTAAATTTTTCATCGAACTATACAAGTAAATATACATTTGATACTGGTTCACAAACAACCGGTGATTGTTGGTTTAGTGTATCTACGGGTTCAACTATAAATGTTTACAACTTCCCGAAGGGAATGGTTCAAGCTATTTACCCAGACACAATGTCCGATAAAACATCAGTGAACTGGACACCTACTCAATTATTAAACCGTACTGGTCAAATATGGGCGTATAATGGCACAGGAGATAGAACTTGCGGATTTTAGTTTGATTTAGCGGCAGACGAATTTACTCAAAACTTAAAAGAAGGTGCAGACGTAAACGGTGATGGTAAGGTTAATGTTGCAGACGATAGAGCTCGCATTAGATATTTAACAGGTGTTGATGAGTTGTCTGCTTCACCGGCATTTGATAAGATTATTGCTGGTTTAAGAAAAACAATATATCCGAGGTACGCGACTGACGTAATGTACCCACCATTGACAACATTTTGTTTTGGCACATTCAAGATTAGAGGATTTGTATAGAATATTGACTTTAACTGGAAAAAGCCAATTATAGAAAACGGGTATAGTAAAGTAACGGTAAATGTAAATATGGTTCAAATAAACGGAGCTGCTATTTCTAATACATATTTTGATAGTTCAAAGGCACTTAATCCGTTTTAGATTTAATATATAGAAATATAGAAGGGAGAGGATAATATGAGCCAAATTGTAGTAAAACAGAATAGTACGGACGCGACACCAAATGCAATAGAAACAATATATGATAATAATGTGTTTGCTGTTGCTCGTCAATATAATGGCATTTCAAGGTATCGAGACATCTTGTTGATACAAGATGAAGCCGATGCAAATACTTTTGCTCATGTTAATTTATATAGTTTTTCAATCCCGTTGTCGGACAAAGACATTATAGTAACTGCGGATGAATTCACAAGGTTAGACATACTTGCAGATAAATATTATAGCAACGCTACGTTTTGGTGGGTTATCGCAATGGCAAGTAATATAAAAGACCCATTTAATATATATGCGGGACAACTAATTAGAATACCTCCATTAAAATCATTGTATGACGATTACTCCGTATTGGCAAGGAGGTAAGTTAAATGATAAATTCATTAAGAACTACTGGGTGGGAAGGTCCTCTTGGGTGGCCTGACATAAAACCATCCGAAGTTGAAAATTTTAAGGTTGAGGATTATATATATACGAGGACATATAGAGAAGCAACGAAAGTAAGTATGGACACCGATAAGAATGTTTTTGAGGCGTGGCTGAATGATGAGGAAACAGAGAAAAACAAAAACTTACTTGCAATGCTCAGTTTAAGATATTCAATAGACGAATTGTGGGAAAAGTTAACTGCGGCGACAGTTGCATTTTCTGTTTCTTATATGGACAACCAAAAATTGACATTAGAGACAGCGACTGATTATGAAAACGCAATGGCAGAGTTGTTGTAGATATCTTTGTATATATCTACAATGGAAAAACTATATGCGAATCTTACTTTGCCTGCAAACCAATATTTAATATCTGACTTTGAAAAATCTGTGAGAAACTATGCAAGTTTAGACGATGCACGGAGAGACGGTGAAGTCAAACCTGAGTACAAGAGCGTTTATGACGAGTGGAAGTTGGAAAGAAAAACAAGTGCTGAAGCATCCGCATATGCGGCGGCAAATAACTATATTGATCTCTCTGGACTGTGGAATTTTATACAAGAGTTAACAGGCAATGCACCAACAACTATGAGGAAAAACAGAACGACAACAGCTGAGTCCTCAGCATTTTTGACAAAATATAGTACTTGGGCGAATAACGTTTCCGACCAGTTGGTAGCATATAAAAATAAAATAGGTGCGAATGGAGATCCTTTTACATATTCAGCAACATATCCAAAATCGGTTTAGCTCGGAGATAGACAATTAAATATGAATAAGTTTAAATAGGATGTTGAATTGATAGATTATTTATGTATGGATGTTAATGCTCGTTCCGTATGGGTGTTCCTGCAAATAGGAAACATAAAATTCTCTACGTTGAAATATGAAGCTGATGGTACTCCAAATTCAAACTATATCGTAAATTTCGATTACAAGAAAAACGGTTCTGGTACTGCAAATTCATTTACATTTGATATTGCATATAATCCACCGCCTGGAGATACGGATATCAATAAATTGGAAAAAATTATTTCAAAAAGAAAAGTATTTTTCCAATTCGGATATAATGAATTAGATACAGTATGTTCGCCACAATATACTGGACAAATATTATCATATACGGTATCTGTTGAAAACAACTTTATAAAATATACGTTGACGGGATATAGTGAAGCCGCAGAAGCAAGATTTGGTAAGATAGAAGTACCTGGTTTTGGTGTAAAATATGATGATGTAACAAATGATGATGGCACTGTTACAGAGGGTGAATTGGCTTACGGAATTAAAGCTACCGAATATGCAAAATCAATTTTGGAATTGTATCTCGCCAGTTATGGATATAAGGTTGTAATAGACGAAGAAGCTGCAAAAGCCGACCAAGAAACTGTCATCGAAGAACGTTCTGGCGGATTATTCGAAGTTGTGGACGCTATTTTAGCGCAAGCAAAACTTACAGATGAGGTGGCGGCGTTAGTAAATGGAGGAAGCACAAAGGAAGGTTCCGCAACAACCGACAAAAGCGAAAATAAAACATCGGAAGTTGTTGAATCAGAATCTGACTTGGATGCTGAGAATACTCAAAACTATTTTACATTTGTCATTGATGATAATATTGGTGACGATGACGATAAGAAAACGATTACTATTTTAAGAATAGCGTCAAAAAACGAGCTTGAACAAAGTGATATTATACCGTCTGTTGCGTTTGCGTGGGGTGGAGATTTTAATGGTGTTGATAGAACTATATATGATGTTAACACAAATCTTTCATCCTATAATGATGATCAACAATAGGCGTTGAATGATTTTTATAGCAACTCAGTGTATTAGCAGATATACTCAAAAGGTACAATGAAAATGTTGTCAAATGTTGTTTAGAGCTTTTCTACTCAATATTAGGGCGAGGTTACATTGTCGAGAGCGTACCAGGAGGCGACAGGGAATCTTAGATTTAACGCAAAGGGCGAAATTGTAAACATAAACGCCGGTAGTGCAAAATATGCAACTGGTGATACAGCCATATCGGACGAGAAATATTCATACTGGTTGTGGGAGCGAAACACAATGTTTTCATATAACGCAACATTGACACTCGTAGGCGTACCATCCGATATTCCTATTGGTACATATCTGTATATAAAACCAATGGTAAATGGAGTAGAACATCATACAGCCGGATTTTATTTCGTATCTGGGTCGGAAGACAAAATGACTTCGAACGGCTATACAACTACGATTAGTCTTATAAGAATTATAGACAAAGATGTGGATGACACATTGAATCGCATAAATAGACTTCGTAAAGAAAATACTGTTCGTAAAGATTTGTCCACTGAAAATGCTATTGGGGAAAAGCTCGCATACAGAAAATGGGAAAAGAACAAAAAATAAAAGAACAAAAAAACAAAAAAAATAATATAGAAGGGGATATGAATGAAAAGATGTAATCAAATAAAGAACTTGAATAAATCGGAAAAATCAAGCACGAGAGGAGCTGTAATTGACACAGAAGATCCTCTTAATTTGGGTAGAGCAAGAGTTTATATTCCCTCTATACACAAGAACAACGTGATGAATGCACAATGGTGTGTCTGCGGATTGTATGATAAACCGGACTTAGGTGATATTGTAATTATTTCTTATGACAATGACGATATTAGAGTACCTATGGTGGTTGCTAATATCACAAAATCAATGCAAGGCGGTTCGAATTCAAATACTACATATACGGCGTTTGACCCATCTACTGCATCATCCAATGGAGATTATATATAGTTAATAGGTAACATTATCAAAACCCACGAATGTGGCTCACCAACCCCAGGGAAACAACATTATGGGTGTATTGTAGCAAGTGATAATGGTTCTCTTTCTATTGGTTTGATAGGGTGGCACGAAGACAATGCAAGAAAATTGTGTTAGCAGATAAAAGAGAAAGACCCTTCAAATTGGGAACAACTTGTGGAAAATAGAACTGGTGACTTCAAACTACAAAGAACGTTAGATGATACATGGGGATATGGAGATAAGGGCACCGGCTTTGTCCCGAAAGGACATGACATCAACAATTGTGGATGGGATGGGACTGAAGATCACTATCCGACCAAAGAATGCAGAACATTCTTTGATATACTCAACACAGACTCTGCCAAAGAAGTTTAGGAGCAAGGGCTTAAAGATTATATAAGTTCCTATATCGAGGCCGCTGTTAGTTTGGGAATAACAGATATGAAGTGTATAATGTATTACTGCGATTTCGCAAACCAAGCTTGCGGTTCAGCAATAACCGTTGTAGGCGGTTTGGCTTCAGGTTCTACAAGTTCGCTCGACAAGTTCCATAACGCTATTATGAATAGAAGTTCTTGGCCTACTGATACTTAGGGTAACAGAAATAGAAGAACAAAAACGTATGAGATGATTCTTGAAATGGAAGCAAATGGTGAGTTTGATAAATTTTAGTCTGGTACAGCCGATAGAACATTATTATGGCCTGTTCCGGGTTATCCTGTTATTGCGTTTGGGTTTGCTCTCAAGGATTATCCGAAATACGACCATTGGCACGGTGGAGTAGATATCAATTCCTACGGGAGAACCGCACTAGTTGAAATAGCTAATCAACCTTGTATAGCGTCTTGTAACGGCACTATTACATGTACATATTCAGGCCCTCCGCCTGGTAAGTGTATTCATTTGCACAGCTCCGATGACGACAAAATGCACGTATATTATATGCATTTATCGTCATATGCAGACGGAATGAGTGTAGGAAGCACCAAGAAAGTCAAAGCAGGGGAAGTAATTGGTTATGTTGGTAATGCTGACGGCAAATATGGGTATCATCTCCACTTTGAAGTTAGATATGGCGGGACAGATACCGGTGCAAGAACTGAAACCAGCCATGGATATTGTGTTGACCCTGAACTGTATTTATTGCCGGATGGATAGGAGAGAAGATCAACAGTTAAACCAAAAGACACGGGGAACGCAGGAGACATTAGCAAGGGCGCAGTTGCAAAAACAGGAACAACAAATGATGATAGTATAGAATGTTTATTGTTTAATTATGTAAGCAAAGAAACCTCTTGCAGCAGAAATTACAATCCAATGAGTTTAACTGTGCCTACGTAGGTGAATTTTGAGGTGATGAAAGGTAAAGCAATATAGGATCTCGGGTAGGAATATGAAAAATATTTTGAAATAATTGCTGGTTTTAGGAGTTATGAAAAATAGAATTAGCTATTCCAAAGGGTTGGCGGTGCAAACCAAAATACAGTATCTGCACCGGGACACTCAGAACATTAGTTGGGCGAGGCGGTTGATATATACTCTACCGACCGGAACAAATGGAATGAATAGATAGATCCTTAGATATCTAATGTTAAGGGGTGGTTGGAAGCCTACGCTTATGAGTATGGTTTTATAATTAGATACCCATATGTTGAAGAATGTGAATATGATTATAAACCGTGGCATTTGAGGTATGTGGGGAAAGATATTGCTACGGAGGTTTAGTTTCACTCTGACGGATTAATTGAGGATGTTATGATAGTAAACAGACCCCCGAACTAAAAAAGAGAGAGTAACATCTCTCTTTTTTATATGTGAAAAACATTGATTTTCTTGCCTTAATTAATATAATAATTTATTAAGGAGGCTACGATATGGCACTTAACAGAAATCAAATGATGGAAAGTTTATCAAGAATCAAGAAGAATGGGGTAGATATTTCTCCGTATATGCGGGAAATGTTACTTTGCGAAGACGGTGAAGTTCCGTATAAAACAATCTCAATCATCAACAAATACGAACCCATTGACACATTGTTTACTTACAATAAGGTTTATGAAAACAGGCGTAAAAATCCGCTTTACAAAAACCTTGTAAATGAAAGCTTACCGTTAAACGAAAAGGCAATCGCACTTTCATCTTTATCGACACAAATTCTTATTCACATGAAGGATTTGATGAATGAGAGTAAAGAAAGAGAAGCGGAAGAATTTGCCGAAATGATGGATTTAAAAAACATCAGCGAATCAATACTCGAATACACAAAAGGCAATGACGAAATGTTAATCGAATCAGCCATTAGTGTAAGAAAGATATTTAAGACTTTGTTTTAAGGAGTGAATAAAATGGCAACATTTGCTTATCCAAAAATGTTTAATAGAGATAATAAGCATTGTATGTTAAATAAACGAGCTGATGTCACTATAAGACAATCTCTGCATTTACTTATTTTATCTTGTTACGGTGAATTGTACGGCGACCCTAACTTTGGAGCTGGTTTACTGGAAGTATAGTTTGACAGAATAAATAGTGCAATCGCTGACATATTAAAAATGAAAATTATGTCTGCAATAAATAAAACATTAGGAGCGTTAGAGGTTGCAGAAGATGATATTGAAATCAAGACGACTGATGATCCTAACACAATACAAGTATGTATTACATATCAAATAAAGAACACACCATATAGAAATTATTATAAGGAGGATATTACGAATGGCGGCAACGGATAAAAATATAATACAAAAAACAAGTAGAGATTTTAACTCGATTTCGCAAGATTTAATATCTTCTATGAGCAACATTACAGAGGAATGGTTGCCTGGTGATGAAACAGACCCCGGCACCGTTTACCTTAAAGTAGCAGCTATGCTTGGTGATATGTTATCATATAACAGAGATAGAGGCACAGCGTCAATGTTTCCTGAAACAGTTACAGAAAGACAAGACGCATATAAATTATTTAAGTCGTTAGGTTATAAAATGAAATGGTATAGGGCAGCGCAATGCAAGATGACTATGTCATTTAATTAGGGGACCACTGGCATACAATACGTAATTCCAAGATATACTGTATTTCAAACAAAACAGACTGGTATTAAGTATTGTTATGTTGGAGATCAACTAAGCGTTTCCGTTGCCGGTTCTGACGTAATGCTTGCAAACAACTCAATAGATTTTTACGCAATTCAAGGTACCCCCGTTACACCTCCTCTTATTTCTCAAATTAGAGTTCCAAGAGTTGCAACAGAAAAATGGCATAGTGTATATGGATATAACGTAAATGTGTCTGATGTATCGGAAGATGTTTATATTAAATTAGACGTAAAGAAAGTTGCGGAAGGCTCTATCGTTTTAGTTGATGACGCTGGTTTTGAATGGACTGAAACAAGATTATTGTCTGATGTAGAACAAGGCAGATATTTTGAACTTTATATAAATAACTATAATGGTGTTTATGTAAAACTTGCTACTAAACCTGCTGATTTAGGTGTAAAGAGATTTAAGCTTTTCTATGTTATGACAGATGGTGCTTCAGGTAGAATTTCATAGGCATCAATTGACAGTACGCCATTAACGCCAATATATTATGTTCTCGGCTCGTATGATTACAGATTAGCAACTCCGTCCGGGATATATAATACTGCAAGTACAGGCGGATATGATTATGAAACAGCCGAAGAAGCAAGAAAAGAATTTGCTAAATTAGGTATGAATTCAAGTACACTGATAACTACTGATGATTTTGAGAAGTCGATTAAGTTAGTTGATGGCGTAGATTAGTGTAAGGTGTATGACACAGCATCGCATTCGGAGACGGTTAGATAGTATTTAGGAACATTTAAGTCGGAATCAACAGAACTTGAAGAAACTATTTATTTGAGATCTGATACGACTGGATTTGACGCAGGCCACTGTTACTTGTGGAGGAACTCAATAAGAATATTCCATCACAACGAGTTTGGGAACGATACTCTTATATTTGGTGGCGTTGGTAGAGAACATGAAACAGCAGGACAATATATTTTGAGTCGAGCACAAGAATGGGATGGTAGCATCCCTGGATATAAGAGGCCAGAATGTAATCTGTCATACATCCACCTTAATACTTTGGGCGGACAAGAAAGCGAAATACAATCATTTACTGTACATATTGAGAACGAAAGTTCATAGGACGTTTATCCTAAAGGTTACTACTGGATAGAGTATATGTTGGATAGAGATCCTGGTTTTGTTGGAATCGATGTAGTTCCTAATCTTACAACTTCGTTAAACGCTCAAACATTGGATTAGATAAGTGAAAACATAGACAATCAAATAGCAGACAAAAAACACGCATATATTGAATACAAGCAATACTATCAGCCATACTATCTTGGGTGGTAGCCCAAAGGTATTATTAATCTTGGCACATCTGTTACAAGAAGATAGTCGTAGAATATGTTGTCTACAATGGACTTGGTGTTTAAAGAGGAATTCAAAAACAAATACATAGAATACAACACAATAGCTACATCCGACGGGATTGCAACAAGTGCAAAGAGGGTTGCTCGAAATTGCGATTGCTCATATGTTAAACCTAATTATTTTATACCGATAGATATAATAAGCGGTTCTGGTTCAGGTCGCTATGTGTCCGATGTAATAAAATGCAAGACGGAGAGAACGAATACGGAGAACATATCTAAAAGGGTTACGTTTACAAAAAACATAACTCCATACACAGAAGAGGGAAATAACAATTGGGTATTTGAAGTAAATTTCGGAGAACAATTTGAAATCAAGCCCGGAACATTACAAGTAACCGTTAATTACAACGATGTGACGTTTTCCGACAATATGCTAAAACTCAATAGACATTATATGAATGGTGACGGAATCGACTCTGGTACGGATTTTGATCAAAACATCGGTTCGCTTGTTACTTCAAGTCAGTTTGCATTAGGGGATGGCAACTATGTTTTGTACGACTCGGTTTCAAATCGTTTCATACCTGAATTAAGCGGAACTGAATATACAACTAATGGACTTGCAAATTTAAGGTTTGTATTATATGAAGATTATATGACCATAGCAACAGAAGTGCCGGTTCAAATCTCATTCGAAACTACTTGTGATTTATTCTGTGAATATCAAGGATATGATCCGAATGAGTTCTATGTTTATCCCGCAAATATAAGGAGTGATTTCTAATGATTAGATGTAAAGAATTAGTGCCCGATGTTTATACCGAATCGGAAGACTTCTTATGTGTACTTAGATTGTTAGATTTAGTATCTAATGTTGAGAGAAATAGGAATGGGTTTAATCGTATGAGAGACCCATTCCTGTGTCCATAGGAATATTTACCTTTATTGGCAAAATATGTTGGTTATGAATATGATGACACAATACCGGCAAACGATAATAGAATAATCATCGAAGCATACCCATTCTTAACACGCAATAAAGGTAGCAAATTTGGCATAGAATTGGCGATAAAAACTGCTTTAGTATTATCAGACACCTATACAGGTGCGAGAGGTAGTAAAGCGTCTTATGTGTTTAGAATCGATAATGTAAACAGAAGTATTAACATACAGATAATGTGTGTAAAGTATAGCAAAAAACTTTTGGATTTAGTGAATTATGTTCGTCCAATAGGCTTTAGTGTGCATACGCATATCGCTACTCATACAGAGATTTCTGGCTCATCAGCATTTGCATACACCAAGCTTGAATACGCAGAAAATCTACATAATACATTTGGTGAAAACCATTCTCCGTTAATCATAGGTGATGTTTACTTCACAACAGAGAATTCAAATGAGAGTTTCTTGATATATGAAATTGGTATTAATGTAGACAACAATCGTACTATTACGAGTATTGATGAAATAATGACAAAACTTATCGTTGATGTGGGTACTGGTAGCAATAAAATAGAACGCGGTGATGATGTAATTATTACAAAGTCCGGCAACGAGTATGAAACAAAATATGCAGACGGTGGAACAATTTATCCATATATAATACCAGTTGTTGTGCTTCCTAATACTCAAACTACACCGTATATTGTAAAGTTAAAATTACCTTATAACGAAAATACGAACACAATAAAATCTGCTTTTGGTGGCATATTAAAATATACATTATCGGATGGTACTAAATATGCAAGTCCGATTCAAAGAACAGTATATCCAGATAACAATTAAAAAGGGGGGGGGTAGGAATATATGCCAGAACAATCAAATTCATCAGTAGTAATTTTTAATGGTGAGTAGATAATAACAACGATTAATGTAGCAGGCATAACTACAACAACGAACTTGTTGAGACTTATGGCAAAATCGTTGGTAGGAACAAGTGATTCTCTTCCCAGATTTTTAGGATATGGTAGGGGTAATAATACTCCGCAAAAAACAGACAAAGGATTGTAGAGTGAAATTTCGTTTGCAGAATATAGCCGCATTCCCCTGTATGCTGTTGATTCAAGATTAACGACAGATGATAAGGTTGAAGTTACATTCATATTTGTTGATGAAACACAAAAATCACACTCAGGAATATAGGAACTTGGAATATTCCAATCAATAACTGGAACGGACTGTGTTGCAAGAGTCGCCCTTGACACGCCGATAGAGAAAGACTCGGATAATTCATTAGAGGTTGAGTGGAAAATAGTTTTAAATTGCGAACAACCTACATCAACAGACAATTAGGAAGGAGATGATTGATAATGCCTGATATAACAACATACAAAACAGTATTTCCGTTCTTTAGAAGTTCACAAGTTGGTGACAAGGAACTCACAGAAGAGAATTTAACAAGCCCTGTAAGATGTTTAAATACAGGTAACAATGCTCTCGCTACTTCTTCAAGTAGCACCCCCTTTAACTTAACAACCTCGGAGACGATAACTGTCGGAGAAACAGCTACACACAATTTCACTCTGGGTGTTGGCAAGGGTGAAATTAACGGGTACTATATAGAAATAGATGAATCGGCATCGTATTCTATAGAAGGCACGTGGACGGAAGATGGTGTATTCTATCTTAAACTGAATACATCCAATAGGGGATTGGTAAATAAAACTCCAATATCATTAGAGTATGCCAGTGGTGGTGAAATTCCATCATCCGATATTGAAAAATCGTTAAAAATAGCGCACTTAACACGCGTTTCAAAAGGTAGCACAACGTTGATTGTTGAGTATTCGTGTCATTTAGGATTATTAAATAATATAGATTTAACTTATGGTTCTAAATTAAAAGAAGTGTTTAAGAAGGATGATATATATTATTATTTGAATCGAACTGATATGAGTGACTGGAACGTTTAGCTTGGTAAGAATGGCATTGAAGTTAAAAATATTGATCATATTACGTCTTAGAGTGTTAATTATACTGAAATAAAAAACATATCAACATAGACAGGAGCCAACAACAATCTACGAATAGATCGAAACGGACTTACTTTCACTAATAAGGGTAGTGATGGAACATATAACGAATTATCTTTTTCGTCTGTTGGTGCTACGATTAATGCTTATAATGGTTTTTACATAAATTAGAGTAATAAAACATTTTTAGATGTAGACTACCATACTATTTTAGGTAACACTTCATATCCATCAAGTGTTATAGGTAATGCAATAGGATTAACTACAACTGGCAAAGTTGGCATTACCGGTGGAACAGGTATAAATATAATAAATGGACTGCAAAAAATATCATTAGAATCAAGTGATATTACTATTCAGTCTAATGCGACTAATGGTACGACAACATTAAGTGGGCAGAGAACAGTAATAAAAAGTGAAGCAAAAACGTGGATAGGTTCGAAGACAAAAGCTATATTAGCATCATACAATACATCGGGGGTAATAACCTCCGATGTCGAAGTCTCCGCGGAGGAAGTATATTTGGGAACGGCTAGCGGTGTCTCGGTGGAATTAAAAAGTTTCGGAGATATCGATATTACTGCGCCATTAATGGCGCAAACAACCAGTGATGACATTGTTCTTCAAAACAACGCGGAGAAAGTGTTAATAAGGGCGAAAGAAGATACAATATCGATCGGATCAGATATAGATACTCAAAAAATTAACATAGGTAATAGTTTACGTTCCTTCACCAATGGAATGACTGTTGTTAATGGCAAAAACACGTATATTGAGGGCGCTACGTCTGTTCATATAAAATAGAACGACACGAATAGAATAGATGTTGGTAGCGGCACTCACATTCAAGGTGATACGGTAAAAATAAACAAAAAAGATATAACCGGTATTATGAATGTTGTTGTTGAGGAAGGAACTAAAGACGGATGGACTTATAGAAAGTGGAAAAACGGTAGATGTGAAGCATGGAAAGATGTGACAGATTCGAGTAAAACAAATCTTACTACTTCGTATGGATCGCTTTATTCGTTGGATCAAAGCGGGCAAAGTACAAAGAAAAATATAGACATATCGTTGCCTTTCCCCGACAAAAATATAACATATTTTAATGCTTTTGTTAAAACAAGAAACCCGGATTTCAGCTGTATAGTAGGGATTGGAACTGCATTCAATAGTAGTCACGCATATATTAGACCATATAGTTATATGTCATACCCATTTGACAGCTTGACATTTAGCTGCTATGCCATATATGAAAATGTAACTTAAAACGAAAAAGAGATACAAATTAATGTATCTCTCTTTTTTTTATTATCTTTTTGTCGCTTCTTCTAATTGTTGTTTTTCTTTTTTCTTAATATCCGCTAATGACTTTAATACTTTTGCCCTATCAAGCGGACACAATCCATCCGTGTCAACTAAAGTAATAGCACCATTAGATGAATAAGAAATAGCAACTTGTTCATCAATAATATCCTGATATCTTTTTATTCGAACAGGCATACCAGAATCGTTATCAATTATATCAAAGCTGGGGTCGAAAAAATTCCTCCGTCATCGGAAGCACCACCTCAAACGCTTTCTTGCATACTTCACATTTACATTCGACTGTCGGGTCAATACCGAAAGAGTTTTGAATTTCATCATATCTACAATCAAAAAATCTCATATCTTTCATATTAAGAGAATTAACATATTCATCAACCTGAGCAGGGAAGAAACTCTGTCCGTTAATCGCTACAATTCTTCTTTGATATTCAAGATTAAACTTAACATCATCGATAGGCAAATGTCTGCTACGTGCCAATGATTTTGCTTCTTGGTCTAAATCAATATATTCTCTAATAGAAAGCAATCTACAAGTAATTACATCACCGGAAATAGGAAGCGGACCAATTTCAAAAGGTTCATGGAATTTTTCATCCAATGTATTTATTGTAAGTTTATCAATATCGATTGATGTGTCATTTATGTTACCGCACTTAGGACACTTCAAAGATACATTATATTCCGGACCGTATGTTACTGAACGCAAAGCGTACATAAATCTCTGTATATCAGGAACCTTGAAATTAAGTGCGTCAATATTTTCATCAACGATGCAATTGTTAATAAGTCTTGGAATAACATCAATAGTGTCAGACTGAAGTCTCATCTTTTCCTCTACCGTTGTCATTGCTCTAAGTGTAATTTCTCTCGGATATTCTCCGTCATAAGCAGGATAACCGGGTAAAATAAATTTAGCTGTAATAGGTACTCTATTATTCATAATCATTTCTCCTTTTATTAATACTTATTCATTACATACCAAAAATGTGTATTTGTGTTTAGTTTGTCTATATCGCCTTCATCTACAATAAGTTCGGAGTCCGTTGTGTTATTAGTAGTAGGAAGTGTTAATGTGGCATTTACTCTCGTATCTTTGTCTACTTCTAAAACTACATTTATATTTGTATTTGAGCTGAAATCGGCTGGTATTATTGCAACCTTCGTACCTGTCGCTGTGCGTTTTGCTGTAACCCTACCAAACACAACATCTTTTATTCTACACATTTTTACGGTATAAGGTAGGGATTGCCCCTCTCCGGTGCTAGAGGTGTAAGTTTTAGTAAATGTGAAATTGCCTTCAAAGAATCCAGTATCGGAATAACCTGTTCCTACATCACCGTCTTCAAATTTCCACATATTGCTTACATCAAATGTCCACAACTGATTTGCCTCTATGCAGTAATACATTTTGCCGCTTATTTTTGGCACATTATATCGTCTATCAAAATCCGATGCTACGACATAAACGTTGCTTATTACATTTGCGGTATTTCCACTTGTAGCTTTATACAACTGACTAAAATCTGTTATAAAGTAATAGTCTGGTGCAATAAGTCCACCCCTTTGTTTATCTGCATTGAAATGAAACATATCTGTTTGATGAATAGCCATTATTTATCACTCCTCTTCATCGTCTTCAAGAATAAACAAACAGGTCTGCATAACACCATCCGAAACAAAAATCTGTCTCTCATAACTCTGTAAAAGACTTATCTTTTCATTATAAGCGTTTGCAAGTTCATTCGCTTCATTCTTTTGTTTTTCGATTTTCTCCGTAATTTCATCGGTAGGGGTAAGGTCAACAAGTGTTTCCAAACTACCAAGTAAAGCTATGTACTTTTTACGGATATCTTCCGCCTCTTTTGAAATAGCAATATACGTTTGAGTATTTTGTTCTTTCTGCTCAGAGATTTTTGAGTACAGTTCCCTGATTTTTTCTTCTGTAAGCATAATAAATACCTTCTTTCTTTTAGTTTTGTTTTTTTGTCTTACATATATTATAATACTTTTTTTAACTTGAAAGTACAAAAAAATTTGAAAAATATTTTTCATAATGTAATAAAACAAATAAATATAAGTATTTAATATAGAATATTTATAA